CTTGCGCCAGTAACCGAGGTGACAGAGGCAAATTCGCGCTTGACCACCGCGGCCAAGTAAGCCGCATAGCTGCCGGGTGATAATTCGCCGTTAATCGTACCGGCCACGCGACGCACGCCATGACGCATATCTGCTGTTTGCAGATCGGCACGGATCTCGGTTGATTCGTAGGTATCTTTCGAGAGGTTGAAGGCTGCGTCAACGCGACGCAAGAGCTGCGCGCCGGTTACGACTGTTGGCAAGACTCCGTAAGAAGTCTCTTCTTTAATTGCAACTTGCTTAAATACACCAGAGGCTTGTGCCATGATAATTTCCTGAAAATTGCCGTGAGGCGGACGAAAAAAAACCGCCTCATCGACGGTGTTGGTTGTTGGTACTTATTCGTACCAGTGAATGATGAAATCTTGACTTGCGTACCAAATACCGGCATCGGTGTCTTTTGATATTCCTGTACGCAAATCGCGTACAACCGAAACGATCAACTTACTTGCATACGAGCCGCTCTTTAGATTCATCGCAGTCATTACCGCTGAGAGCACAGAATCGACGCCTGCCGCGCCTGCAGCGAGAGCTGTGACTTGCACCCTGCCCATTAGCAACTGCGCCCCAAAGCTCGCGTTTAGCGTCATCACTGGGCTTGTACTGATCGACTCGTACACTAGAGCTGGCATCGCCGAGCCCTGGTTAAGTTGAGACACAGCGCGACGGGTGCCGACAAGGGAAGTCACGCCTGACACATTCAATAGTGCCGCTGTGATCAATTCCGCGCTCATCGCCCGACCTTTTTTAATTCTTTAGGAATTCGTTTAGTCATGTAGTCTGCAAAAGCCTTGATTGCGGCTGCTGACTTTGAATCAAAAGCGGTACGCATAAAAGGGCTCGGATGGATACCGGGGTGCGTCACGGTTTCCTTGGCCAGCCCTGCAAAAAACAAACTCTTGCGACTTTTTGGTTTAATTTCGTAGGGCTTGCGCTTTGATTTTGAGCCCTTGCCTGCGTAAAAGCTGCCTGTACCAAATTCGATCAGGTGGGCATACCAGGCCTTATTGCTTCCGGCTGTCACCTTCCCACGCACAAAGCCAAACTTTTCGCTTTTGCGAACAAAACTCACCCTTACACTTCTTTGCAGCTCGCCAGTCTTGACGTGGCCGCCGGAGGTCAGCTGCGCTTTAGCCTCTGTTCTGATCTCATTAAGACCCGCGCGCATCGCGCCGCGCATCACGTTCTTTTCGATCTTGGCTGGTAAGGTCTTGAGAATGTCATCAAGCTCTTTAAGCCCGGAGATGTTGATCTCAGAGGCCATCGAGCGAGCCCTCGACACAATCAAATACAATCCACTGGTTTTTTTCGTTTAGAATCCGCGCCGATAAAATATTGATGACCCTGCCGTTAAACAGAATCCGCATTGCAGCCATGCCGATCGGTGCGCCCAATACAGCCTGATAGCGCGTCGCAATCGTGTGAGTCAATGCCGAGGTCATCTGGCCGCCTGAAACCTTCTCAGACGAGCTACCTGCTGGCCTGATGCTCGCCTTGGTTGTGACTACAGTTGCCCAGGTGTTTACTTGCTGGCCGTAAGCGTCAAGCGATACAGATTTGTTTTGTATCTGTATCGTGTGGCGACACTCGTTTGCGTGCATTACAGAGTCCAGCCCGATCCGGCCAACCACAAACTGCGAGCCGATACTAAATACTTTTCGCGATCGGCTGGGTCTGCTTCGTAGTCAGCGCGAACCATCAAAATAATTCCGTTAGCGTACTCAGGCACCGTGAGCGGATCTGCCACAGCATCGGCGGCCGAGTAATCCGGCACAGTGCCATAGACGTGCTTAGCGCACTCGCGCGCTGCCGACTCCATTAAGCGCAAGATCAGCGGATTGTCATCATTGTGGGTGATGGCAAGTGCTGCCTTGACGTCTTCAAGCGTAAGCATTACTGAAGCGACTCAGCGTAAGCGACTGCGGCCGGGTCTGTGTCGACGTGGCCAGAGGCTTGTGCAACAGCTAAATCTGCCGCCTCAATCTCGATTACCTGGTCAACTTTTCCGTAGGCGCAATCAAGCAAGACTCGCGCCTTGGTTTTCTCTGCAGGTTTCTCTGCAGATTTCTCTGCGGGTTTCTTTGTAGCCATTTTGGTCTCCAATTTTCTTTAAACAGCCCACTCCTGAGAATGGGCTGGCAAAGCAGACTGCTTAGGTGGCGCTGTTCACAAAGCACTTAACAGCAGCTGTGTCGAGCAGGTTTGAACCTGTACGAGTCCAGCCAACGAAGCCGACTTGACCATTCAAAGCAAAGGCCGAATCGTCAAAACGCAACATCGAAGTTGAGTTTTGAACGTCGCGGATCACGAACTGGCTGAAATCACCAAAGGCGATCGACTTGGCGCTAGCTGCCATCGTTGCAATATCGTCGTTTACTGTGTAGGCGTAACCGGCGATAGTTGCTGGAACGCCGCCAGCAATACCTTCTGCGTCGCCTGGATTCCAGATTGGGCGGCCGGTTGTGTCTTTCAGCTTGCGAATGACAGCAACAGACAGATCCTTCAACATGAAACGAGCGTTGGCACGATAAGCTGAGTTAACCGAGTGGATCAGGTCAATCAAATCGTCGTATGTGACGGTTGTGGCTGTACCAGTGGCACCAGTCTTGCCGGTTGCAGCGCGAGCCATAACACCATAAGGCTTGCTCGAACCGTCGCCAGTCGTGTAGTGCTGATTTGTAATGCGAGCTAAGCGAGTAGCCAAGCGATTAACAACAAACGACACGACGTCGATGGCTGAGTCTTGAACCAATTCAATCGGCAGGGCAATTTTCTTGCTGCCGTACTTGAATGGATTGACAGCAACAGTGCCGAAAGTGATTTCGCCAGCACTTGCTGCACCGTTCTGAGCCACGATCTCGCCGACTTCTGAAGTACCGTCTGAAGCTGGGTAGTTGAGATCATTGCCACCAGCTGTGGGCAAGATTTGCGAAACTTCGCGCATTCCGCCAAAGGCTTTCATTGCGTCGACAACCATCGCAGCGATTTCAGCGGGTACTGTGTAACCGCCTTCTGCTGAGGTTGTGGTGCTCATGGCGTTGTGAATTGCAGCAGCCTGGTCAGGCGTGACGTTCTTGCCGTTGCGCAAATAAATGCCGAGCACGTCTTTTGCAGACATTTCGACAGACTTGCTAGGTGCTGCGTTTTTGAAGAATGCGTCTGCATCCAGATCGCGCATTTTCTGATCAGCCTTGAGCTGGTCTTGTGCGCGCTGGATTTCATCGGCGATGTTGTCAAACTTTACTTGCTCATCTGCTGACCAGACGAGCGAGCCTTTTTCAGCCAACAGGGCGTTGGCCTGATTTGCGAGGTGCTCAACTTTCTCGCGCAATGCTTGTGCGTGTGTCATTCTGACTTCCTAATGAAAAAAGCCCCTTTCGGGGCAAGAATGAGGCGACCGGCCTCAGCGGTTTGTCTGCGCGAGAGCGCTAGGCAATCTGTAAAAGCCGCAAACGATTTTGGTTAGCTGCGGCCATAAAAAAACCCGCCTGAGCGGGTTCGTTTGTTGGTTCAATAATTGGGTCGGGGATAATTTCGGGCTCTGGCTTTGCCGGTGCATTTTTGAATGCTGACAAATTCCATACGTTTTGAGCAGACTTCACTGCATCGATGCGATCAACGAAACCGGCATCGAGCGCCTCTGTAGCTGTAAACCAAGTCTCGGCTTCCATCATCGCCAAGATTTCTTCGTCGCTCTTGCCTGTCTTGTCTGTGTAGTCTCGGACAATAGACAGCTCGATCTTTTCGAGCAAAGCCGCCATCGTCAACATATCTTCTTTGTCGCCATACGCCATACCGCTCGCGCAATGGATCATGAAAAGTGCGCCCTCTTTCATCACGACTTCATCGCAAGACAAGGCGATCGAGGTGGCGGCCGAGGCACAAAGCGCATCAATGTAAGCAACGGTCTTGCCAGAAAAGCGCCCAATTGCAGCCATAATCGCGCGCGCTTCAAAGACGCTGCCGCCGGGGCTGTTGATGTAGATGTTTAAGACTGGTGAGCCTTCTGCCATTGCGAGCTCGTTGATCACGGCCGCGGCACTTACGCCCCAAAACTCGTCGATCACGTCGTAAATATAGAGCGATGCTTCTTTCTCATTTTTGACAAGCTCAATCGGCTTGGTGATATTGGCGCGATTGTCCGCGTAGAGCTTCATTAGTTTCATGCTGGTACCTGTGTTTGTGCCGCCGGATTGAATAGCTGATCGGCCGCCCCGCCTAGTGGCTTGTTGCCTGATTTGCGCCTTACCTCATCAGGTGTGAGCCAGCCCATGCCGGTGCCAGGGCCACCTAGAGCAGCCCGGTTATATTCAGCCTGAGCTTTCAAGTCGCCTTCAATCAGCGCGTCGCGGTCAAAGCGCAGATACTTGCCTGAATCGCGAGGAAATAACTTTCTATTGAGCTCTTGCTCGATCTTGCGCAAGTGTGGCTGCAGCGTGTAGGTGACAAAGCCGCGGCTCATTGACTCGATGCCAGTACCCCAAGACGTCGAGGCTGACGTTTCGCCAATTAGATGCGGTGGCACCCCGAAAGCGCGCGCAATGTCGATCACCTGAAACTGGCGCGCCTCGATTAGCTGGGCGTCATCAGCGGTAATGCTGATTTCTTTAGCTGTTAAGCCTTGAGTTAACACCAGCGGGATTCGGTGGTAATTGTCAGCGCCTGAGTATTTGGTTGAAAATGCCGACTGCAATGCCGTGATCTGATCGTCGCCCATCTTGCCGGGTGCCGAGAGAATCATCGACGGGTGAGCGCCATTCTCAAAAAACTTACCTGAGTACGCATCCATCGCTAGCGCATTGCCAACGGCCGAGCGCGCTGCGTACTGAATTACGCTCATTGACTTTAGGCCATCAAAGCCAAAGCCGGGGAAGTGAAGAATCTCGCTTGGCTCGATCCACGTCTGAATGCCGTAATCAGCGAGTGACAAATAATATCGGACAGACCCGTCTGGCTGACGCATCGGCGAAACTGATCCGGCCGGTAAAGGCAAGAGCTCGCGAATAGCGTTATTTGAGCCGCGACGAATCCAAGTGTACGAATCGCCGCGCAGCAGCTGGCCGACGCTGACATTTTCCCAATGCGACGCGGCCGTGAAATTGATGTGCGGC